ACAGTAATAATAAAATATAAAACCAAAGTAAATGAAATTGATTCGCTTAATCATAATAACCTTGTTGCTGAATTTGACAGCATATTCTCAAAGTTTACTAATAAATAATAAAGATACTTTAATTTGTTTTAGCTCCGATAAGGCAAAGTTCTTAGCAAAACAATACCATAAAGCTGAAGCCTTTTATTTATCGGATTCATTATGCCAGCAACAAGTTATCTTAAAAACTAACCAAGTTAATTTATATAAAAAGAATGAAGATAAGCTACAAAGTATTATCGGAAACCAAGTAACTATAATCAAATTTAAGGACGAAGAAAACAAATCATTAACTATTCATATGAAAGGTTTAAACCTGGAGGTTAAAAAACAAAAGCGTTTAAAAGGAATCAGTATAATATTCGGAGTGTCCTGTTTAGTTTTTGCTTTAGTCAAGTAAACGTTCTTTAAGCATCCCTTCAATAAGAATAAGATAATTAATTGCATCACCGATTTTCTCCTCAATATATTTATCGGTATAGTTTACAGCTCCATTATCAACAGCATCCAAAGTATCTTTAATGGATTGAAAGTGTTTAGTAGCAAATTCCCAAGCTATTTTTTCGGGGCATGTATGAAAGCTTATACCTACTGACTGTTTAAAATTATGAAACTTATCGGAATCGGTTGAATATTCTTTGCCTTTACTAAGCATAATAGTTTTAATAAATTCAATTCTTTTTTCAATTACTTTGTTAAAATCGGTTACATTCATTTAAATCCTTTGTTTTCTATTAAATAATCATACAACTCTTTTATATCTTTATATTCTTCGTTTAGATCGGGTGTTCCATACATTCCATTCATCTCGTATAAATAATAACATAAATGATAATCCCCATTTTCGGTTAATACTTCAGCCCATAACAAATCATTTGCTCTTGTAATTTCATCAAAGGTTTCTAATAAATCAATTTTTAAAGCATAAAGTTCATCTGATCTTTTATTGTGAGCTATTTGCAAATCAATAATTTGTTTAAATTTTTCGTAATTCATATTTTATTTGTTGGTTAGTTTATACATTAAGTTATCTTTTGTGGATTATATACTACTTACTTCCATCTTGTAATTGCATATCATTGTTATTATCTATTTTTCTATATCCCTCCGACCATAAAGTTTTAGTTAATATTACGCTGAGTTTTACAATATCATCTTCTTCCAGTTCGGGTAAAAGTATGTGTAAACTTTCATGGGTTAATATCTCTAGGTGCTTTTTACCTTTCAATCTAATATCAAGTTCAATAAGATTAAGTCCGCAATGAGCCAGTCCCCATATATTCTCTCTGCCTAATTTTAAATATTTAACTTTAATTTTTTTATTCATAATTAAAAAGGTGCTTCATCTTTGTTTATAACTATTCCTTGATTTAAAAATTCTTCGTTATTTTCAGTTTTATTTGATTTAATCCAATTATCATAATTTGGCATCCCTTTATAATATCTTCCATTAATACGATCCCAAGAAAATATGCAGCATCCAGTTTGTCCCCAATGTTTAAATTTAACCTTTTGTATATAAACTTCAGTTAGATTTGTTTCAAAGTTACGATAAACAGTTATACCATTTGATGTCTTGTTATAAAAATTAGCAGAACCACTTATTGAATATAAATTTGGAATCTCAAATAATCCTGTATTTTTATCCTTAGTTATTTTTGTTGGGTGGGCCACTAAAAAACAATGTACTTTATTTTTTTCACAAAACATAACTATCTTATCCAATTGCTCACTTATATATTTAGTTTCGTTACCATTATATTTATGATCTAATTTATTCCAGGCATCAATAACAAATGCTTTAATTCCTTTTTTCCTTACTAAACTTTTTACAGCTGCTAAGATACTTTCTAATTCAAAGTTTTCTGAAGGATTGATAAAATAAAAGTTATTAGCATGATAATCAATCATTTGTTTTAATTCACCACTTGATATTCTATTAAATCCCTCAAATGCTTTACCACTTATTTTTTCAGCAAACTTACTAAAATGTAATTCAAGTGGGTGGTTTTCGGGAGAATATAAAGCTATCTTCCAATTATGACTAATATTTAATCTTGTTAGGATAAAGTCTAAAAATTCAGATTTACCATGACCAGGTATTCCTGTAATTGTAGTTAAGTATCCAGGTTGAAATTTAACAAACATATCAAATTCAGCCATTCCAATTCCATCACCTTTCGGTAAACCATTATTATAATAATTATAAATGTCATCAGTAATATCATTTGCATTAAAAACACCTTCAATCGGGAATTCTTTACGTTCTGACATGGCTTCAATTATGCCTTGAATACCATATTTAATTAAACATTCGTTAGCATCTTTACAATCTTTAAACCTAACATAAGTGCAGTTTTCAAATCCTAATCTTCGAGCTAATTCGTTTTGTAAATTTATACCTGGCCCATCGTTATCTAATGCGAGAACAAATTGTGTTTTATCAGAGAATGATTCTATGCAGTTATCTAAATATTGAAAATTAATTTTACCAGTTCCAGCTCCATTGGGTACTGAAATACAATTTTTATAACCCGATTCAGCCATTGTTAAACAATCCATTTCACCCTCAACAATTATAATAGTTTCATTATCAATAGTGCAATCTAAATTATAAAATATCAATTCAGCATCTTTAAATAATTTAAAATCTTTACTTTTGCCTCGATATTTAATATTTATTAATTCTCCATTACGAAAATAATTAAATTGAATAGTGTTAATTTCTGCCTTATTTTTTGGCATCCATTCAATTCCTTCAGAAACTTTAAAGTCTAATAGTGTTTTTTCGCTAATTTTACGGGCTGTGAAGAACTTTTGAGCATCAAGTGAATAGTTAGTGCCACTTTTAAATAAAGGTCGCTTATATTCAATTTGTGTGCGTTTCTCAAATTTATCTTTTTTTTCTACTAAAACAACTTGACAATGGTTGCACCTTCCAGCATTTTTTGTAAGATTGAAGCTAAAACATTTATCGGTTTTCTTTTTTCTTTGGTGAGAACAAACAGGGCAAAGCATTATATTTTCTCCTAATTTGTTAGCTTGTATGACATATTCGCTACGGTCTGCCAGGTTAATTACTTTGATTTCCATTAGTAAACCATTTTAGTTTTAGTTAAATCTTTTATTTCGTTTTCAGGTTTAAACCAAATCAAGCGAGCTTTCTGCTTCCAATTTTTAACAACTTTATTATTGCTGTCTTTAAAATTATTAACTTTATAATATTCATAAAATTTCAAAGCTGCTTCTTTAGTATAATTATTAGTATTAAAATAATCTATAATTACATTTACATTTTCATTTTCCATATGATGAACATATGATGAAGATATGATTTTACCTCCTTTCTTCTTGTTTTTCAAACCATTAAGTCTATTTTCTGACCTTGATTTACTAAATTCTTTACGTTTTTTATGTTCATCTCGCATTCTTTTATTGTAGAAAATATCATCTTCTTTTACGAATTTATCGAATATACTTTTATCATATGATCCACATATCATCATCATATCATTTTCAGTAAGAAAATTTTTTTGATGTTGTAAGCAAAGTAGGGTAATATATTTACCTTTTTGTTCATTAGATAATGTTAAAGTTCCAGTTAAAAAGTCGCTGGTATAAAATAAAACTGCAGGATCTTTAGACATTGTGAAATTTAATTAAATTAATAAATGATTTTTCTATTGGTATAAACCAACTTTTTTCTTTTAATAAATCAATATTATAGTTATAAATATCGACATCGTAAAATTCAATTCCATCTTTATAGAATAAAATCTTGTTTTTAATTTTTAATAGTGTTACCATAATTAATACAATAAAAAAAGCATTTAACGATTCGGTTTGTGTACTACACTAGCAAGTCCTAAACTCCTTGCACCGAATCACTAAATGCTCAATGATTTTTATGTTTAGGTATTTCTTAAATCGGTTAGTTAATCCGATAGGCAAATATAATAATAATTATTTACATTACAAAATTATTTCATATCCAAGATTAATTATAGTATTCTTTTTAAAATACCAAAATACAACGTATTGTTGTTTTAAGTTATCGAATGCTAATATCGGGTTGCTACCAGCTATCTGATGAACCATAAAGTATTCTTTGAGTGCGTGTCTTAATCCTGTCATAATTTTTCAATTTCTAGTTTAACATTTTTATAATAATCATTATTTTCTATTTTTAATATTTCATCGATTGCAACTAAGGAGCAAAGTTTTGTTTGTTCAAAATCAATAGTTAAATCAACAGTCATTTTTCTTAATAAAGAATCGGCATATTGCTTCGGGGTTTTTTTCATATATTATCTTTTTGTGGAATCATAATCCAATTAATTCTGTGTTTAAATTAGGTTATTGAGTTGTGTTAAAATTAGGTTTTAGTATATTTTACCGTTAATAATTTTTAAATTGTAAAAAGTATAATTGCCTGTTTTAATATCTAATTCGCAATAGGCAAAGCCTGTATTCCATTTATTTATGGGCATATAGTAAGGAGTTTTACCACACAAACAACCAACTGAATGAACGCTAAATACATCCCCATACATTGAAGCTTCAGTATTAGAACTTGTTTTGTGATAGTGACCAACAACTACATTCTCTAAAGTTTTTAAAAACGTACCTCGAGCTGGATTAACTCCACCGCTACCTCCAAATAATTCATGCCCATGTAAAACAGTTAGTTTACCAATACGAATAGGTCTTTTTTCTTTTACTACTTCAATCTTTAATTCGCCAAGTTTCAATAAAACTTCAAGTTGAAAATCAGTACAATCAAATATCTCGGGTGCTTTTAAGAATAAGTATTTTTCAAATCTTTCATCATGGTTGCCGTATTTAAAAACTATTTTAGCTTTCGGAAAATGTTCACGTAACGAATTTAAAAATACACGTGTAGCTTCAAATTCTTCATGCACACTTCTTTGTCTCCAGTCCTTCTCATGCCTTGATATACCAGCAAAGTCTAAAACATCACCATTGATTAAAATACAATTTACTTTTTTTTCCTTACCATAATTTATAGCCTTTTGAATTGAATCGTTATCCTGATAGGGAATATGTAAGTCCGATATGATTAAGGTTCTTGACTGACTAATTTCGTATGGCTCAAAAGTTTCGGCATAGGATTCAGGCATTACAAACTCAATGTTTTGATCTAAAAAGTCTTTAGTACCTAATTGTGATTTTTGTTTTTCGCCTTTTTTACCACGATAATACCTTAAGCAACTTCTAACAGCATCAACATCTTTAAAAGTTTTATTGTTTTCTGCATAGATTTTTTTAGCCAAAGTCAAAGATGGTAGCTTCGGGAACTTAGTCAAATAAGATTTAATTAAATTACTTACAAATTCATTTCTCATTATTTTTTTATTTTAAGTTTATAATTTTTTGCTAAGGTAATTAATTCATCCTTTGTAAATTTATAAGATCGTGACAAGTCTGCCATATCTTCAAGTTCCTGAACTTTATTTATTCCTATTTTCTTTACTAATCCTTTACGGTACTCAATAAGATTACCAGCTAATTGTAGGTTGCAATAAGAACATTGTTTGTGAACATTATCTTCGTTAAATATTAGTTTAGTATATATTTCAGCTTTTAAATAATGCCCAGCATCCCACTTAGCATCGGACTTATTACAGCTAATACATGGTAGGTCTTTATCACGTTGACGAATATATATCTGAAAACTTACTCTTGCTAAATTTCGCAACTGGATTAAACTTTTGCTATCTACTTTCATTTGCTTAACTCTCTTATTCACTTCCTTTTCTGAGTTAAATTCCATTGAGCAGATAGCCGAACAAACAACTTGCAAGGTATTGAATGGTTTATACATTTCGCCACATTGCTTACATTGTTTAAGTTTAATTTTCATATTGTTATTTAATTAATATCTTAAGTTTACTTTCTCACGTCTGCGAAAATTATAAATCTCTTCTAATAAAATTTTATATTGAGTTCCATTAGCGCAGTGTGTTAATACAGAAGGATTGTTGGATAGTTTACTAATCATTTCAGCATGAATATAATTCTCATTTTTAAACAATGTTATTAAAGTTCTAACAAAAGTAGCTCTATTATATCCTTCATAATAAGGTTTAAACATTAATACCTTTTCAGCAGATTCATAAGCTTTATATAAATTTGGTATTTTTAATTCTCCATTTTGAAAACCCATCATTCTAACATCCATTTTATCAATAGTTTTATATGCATTTGACCCATCAACTTTATCAGTTAAAATCATTTCTGAAATAGCAACTCCAAAGTCAGGAAAGTCTGACATAAATTGTTTCATTTGTAAATAAGGTTCAACACCTAAATCACAATATGCTTTTAAATAATCTTCTCTTTTCCAATTAGATGAATTTGTATTTAAAATTTGTATTTCTTCTAATCCATATCCTTGAACTATTAAATAATTAATTGGTAGATTTAATTCTTTTGCAGATAAAAATCTATGTTGCCCGTCAATAATTTGCATTTTTTCATTAACTAAAATTGGACTAAATAAATACCTTTGTTTAAATGAATTTTTTAATCTTCTAAGATGTAATTCATTTGGTTTCCTGTTACCAATCAAAGTGTTAAATTTTGAATAGTCTGTTGTTGTGTGAACTTGGTTACTATCTTCACCATTGGCTCTGTTGTTTAAATTATACATTTTATTTTTTGTGGGTTTTATAACTCCGCCCAGAAGTTTTATTGTTGGGGTTATCATTTTTTTATAAATTATTTAAGTAAGTTCTACATTCTTTTATTCTCGAGTACATTGATTCGATTACTTGGTTATCTTTTTTAATGTGAAATTCTTTTATTCTTTTTGCTATCGGAATATTATTGTAACTATGGTTACGTTCAATTTCTTCTACAGCTAATAAGTATTCAGGGTTCTCACTATCAATCATTCCCATCTTCCAACTTAATCTTCTTTTTTCATCTTCTACTAACTGAGTTGGTGTGTCAATTAAAACGTAAGCTAAACAAGCATCTTCTAATCCTGTTAATTCCATATAAGCTTGTAACTGGTAAAAATAACCTTTAGTAGGTATTTCGGTTTCGAAATGTGGAAATGTATAAATGTCCCAGCTGCTCTTTATGTCAATTACATTATCCGATACGATGTCGGGAGTTCCACTTAAAAAGTCATTTGTATACCATTGTTCGTTCTTAGTATAGAATCCTCCTTTAAAAACTGAATAAGTACTAATTGCAATGTCTTCAACTTCAAGTCCTTTCTCAACATATTTATTAGTAAATTCCTTTCTGATGCCATAAGTTTTTTCAATGAATAGGGTTTTTAAATACGATTTACAGGTCTCACCCATTTCGTTTTTGGCTCGGCCATTAGTCATTATCTGACCAATAGCTGAAGCTCTGAATTTTAAATCGTTAAACATTTATCAATGCAAGTTTAAGAACGTTTGATTGTGGGCCGCTAATTGTATAATTCTCCATTGCTTCCTTTACTTTATCGGACTTACCTTCCTGTATGGCAGTAATCATTTTCTTTAAAGTTTCGGGTGTTAGCATTGGTTTACTTTCATTCTTTGGTTCAGGTTGTTTTTGACTATCCGCATCTGATTCGGTTTCATCGATTAAAAATAATCCATTAAGTGCATATTTTCGAGAATATGATGATGCACAGCCAGTCGCCTGTTCTGCTGACATTCCTTTGTGTTCTGCAAGTTCAGCATATCCACAAGTCCATTGGTGATATTCTCCTATCCAAATTGATGCAGTTGCTTTTAAGAACACTTTAGTTCCTATTGCTACTATTTCATCACTAAGGGTTAAAGTAGCGTTATAACGTAAAAGAATAGGTTTAAGTGCTTCTAATATATCCTCGGCACTTCTATACTTGTATTTGCCAAATGTATTAGTGTTTCCTTTTGGTACTTTTAATTCGTTTTGAATTTTTACTAAATTGTTTTCGTTGCTCATGATTTCTTTTTGGGGTTTTAGAATGGTGTGTTGTTTGAATCGTATACGGTTTTTCCGTTTCCGATGTAAGTTGCTTTTACTTTAGCAGCTCGTTCTTCTTTGGTTTGTCCTGTAGTTATGGATGCATCTTGTCCATACTGATTAGGTTGGTCGTTTAGGATAATACTAATGTCATAGTACTCGGCTCCATTCTTGCCTGGTTTGATTCTTGTTTTGTCTAACTTTGTTAGATCAATTGATGCTGCGATAATTTTACTCATGATTTATTTGGGTTTATTGGTTTATATTTTTTGTTCTAAAATGTCAAGTAAGTAATTTAGTTTTTCTTCATCGGTAAAGTCATTTTCTTTAGATATAAGCTCCACGTATCTAATAGCTTCATCTTTAAAGATATAACGATGCTCAGGGTAATTAATATCTAATACTAATAACTCATTTGGATACCAGTGTTCGGTTAACCAGCATTGGTTATAGCTTCCGCTGGTGTAATCTTCAGGGTCTAAGTCGTACATCATATCTTAAAATTGAATGGGTTAAACGTAAATAATTACTTGTTTCGATTTTCATTTGCATTTCAAGTCCGCATGTTATTTGTCCCTGAGCTGCTTGTTCTAATATCAAACTTTCTAGTTTGAAAATCTTATCGTATGATTCCTGTATTTCTTTTTTCATATAAATTTTTTAATGTTTTGTTCAATAAATAATTCCATAACTTTTACTTGTTCAAAGTACCTTGCACGTTTGCCAGTTGAATTTCTAGGTAAATCATCAATGTGTGATTTAAGGCGATCGTTAAACATTTGTAGTCGGTTAAGTTGTTCAATATCAAGTTCGATATACATCATTGATTTACTGCTAAAGGGTTCATTTGTCGGCATATCGGATGGCTAAGAAACGTTCGTAAAGTTCTTTATTAAAGGTGCCATTACTTTGCCACCAATTCAAGGCATGACAATATCTTGCCATACACCATACTTGATTACAGCTCATGTTTTTCATCTAGGATAGTTTTTAAAGTATCGTGATAAACAGCCATATAATCAGCTTCTGAGCAATCTTGTATCGTATCGGAATAATAAGCTCTTGAAATAGGGCATACACTAATTGATGGGGTTGTACCAGTTTCTAACATTATACATTTATCTTCGCTAAAAATCTTGTAATAAAAAACTAAAGACTTTCTAAATTTAGGAAGTTGAATGTCTACAACCTCAATAAATTCTTTTGTGGATTTGATTTCGATTTTCATGATTTGTTTTTTTTAGGGGTTAAAAGTCGTGAGTTGGGTATACTTCAATTATTTGTTCTCCAGTGCTATCATCAATATAGTAAGTGTATTCGCCTATTGTTATGTAAACAACGTTTGATGCTCTAATATCTATATTCATACAGCTGTGATGTTAAAGGTTTGAATAGTTTTAACTTTGTTCATCATAACTACATAAGCATAAAGTCTGCAGTCTTCAATGGTTTCCCACTTGGTTAATTTTGTGAAAGCAATACATTTATCGCTATCAAGGAAGTCAATTTTAAATTTTTTCATGATTTCTTTTTGTTTGGGGGTTAGT